AATATATTCAAGAAAAAGGATATGTAGTGGTATATGAAGCTGAAAAAAGTGTCTTAAAAAGACATTCTAGGTTAGATAAAACAGGTGTTGCAATCAGTGGACATAGTTTATCCAATGAACAAGCTAGAATTTTGATAGGATTAAATGTTGATATTGTAATTAGCATGGATAAAGATGTGAGTATTAATGAAGTTAGATATATATGTGAGAAATTTTATGGTATTAGAAATGTCTACTATACATATGACAAACATGATTTATTAAATCCTAAAGATTCAATAGCTGATGCGCCAAAGAAAATTTATGATTTTATTTTTAAATACAAGATTAAATATGATGAAACGGAACATAAAAAATATTTAAAAAGTTTAGAAGAAAAAGAAGTATAGATTTCAAGGAGTATTTTGAGAAAAACAAGTGAAGAACTTTCACAATTATGTAGAGATTTAAATATTGATACTTTATGGAGTTGGTCTAGAGTTCATTCTTATATGAATTCTAAATATGAATATTTTTTAAAGTATATAAAACATATTCGTGAAGATAATGATAATTGCGCATACGCTCCATTAGGTGGTATTGCTCATGAAACTTTAGAAAAATTTTATGGTAATGAAATCACTTATGATCAAATGTACGATGAATTTGATACGGGGTGGATGTTGAATATAGATATTGTTGATCTTAAATTTAACAGAAATGATAAAGCAAAGAATGACAGTATTAAAAATAAATACAAACAAAATTTAGATCATTTTTATAGACATCATAAAGTCTTAAAAAGTGATGAAAATAATAAATTTGAACTTGAAAAGTTTATGTTAATTAAATTTAGAGATGACATTTACTTGCAAGGCTATATAGATGTTTTAAGAATTTTAGAAGATGGTAGTTATGTTGTAGGTGACTGGAAAACAAGCACAATTTATAAAGGTAAAAAGGCTTTAGATGAATGTGGACAGTTAGTTACTTATGCAATTGGTGTTCATCAATTATACAATGTACCGTTTGATAAAATCAAAATTGGATGGAATTTCTTAAAATATCAAAATGTTACTGTTGAACAAAAAAATGGTAAGAAAAAAGTAAGAGAAATTGAAAGATGTAAACTAGGATCATCATTAACATCGAATGTAAAAACTTGGTTAAAACACTTTAAATATGATGAAAAAGAAATTGATGATTTTATTGTCAAATTAGTTGATTCAAATTCCATTGAATGTTTACCGAAAGAAGTGCAAGAAAAAATTGAATTTAATGATTGTTGGGTTTATGTCGAATTAACGGAAGAATTAGTCAATTTATGGACAAATACAATTGTCTCTAATATTGATGAAATTAATGCAAAAACAAAAGAATTTAATGAAACAAATAATGATAAATTATTTTGGGATAATGAAGAATCAGTTAAATCTCAATCATATTATTACGCAAATTTATGTGGTTATTCAGCTAATTTATTATTACCTTACAAGCAATATTTAGAAAAATTAGAAGCCGAAAAAGGTGGAATAGATTTACTCTCTGATACTAAAAAATCATATGATGCTGGTACTAGTAATGAAGATATGGATTTAATGAATTCATTATTAGAAGGTATTTTAAATGGATAGAGTAGAATCGCTTAAAGTAGAACGCTTTAAAAATGGATTCTACTACAACTATCATAAACATACACATTATTCAAACATTAGAACACAAGACTGTGTTTCAAAACCTATTGATTATATCGAAAGAGCAAAAGAATTAGGTCATGATTCATACTTTACAACTGAACACGGATGGCAAGGTAATATTTTTGAATGTTTTACTTTATGTCAACAAAATAATTTGAAATGTATCTATGGAGTTGAAGCATATTATGTTGACGATATGTATGAACAAGATAGAGGTAATTATCACTTGATGTTGGTTGCTTTAAATAAAGAAGGTCGACAAGAAATTAATACAATTTTATCAAAAGCAAATACCGAAGGTTTCTATTATAAACCAAGAATTGATCTGAAATGTTTATTATCGTTAACACCAGGTAATGTAATAATTACTTCGAGTTGTGTTGCATCAAGACTCTTTAAAGGTAATGATTGGGAAGAAAAATTTTTAAAACCAGTATTAAATCACTTTAAAGATCATTTCTTTTTAGAAGTACAAGCACATCCTGATGATGTACAACGTAGACATAATAAATTGATTTTATTAATGCACGAAAAATATAATATTCCGTTAATTCATGCAAATGACAGTCATTATATTTATGAGCAAGATGCAATTTATAGAGATATGTATTTAAAAGCAAAAGGAATTGTTTATGAAGATGAATCTAATTTTATTTTAGATTACCCAAGTGTTCCTACAATTGTTAGAAGATATAAACAACAAGGTGTTCTAAATGATAAACAAATATTTGATGCTATTACAAATACATATATTTTTGATGAATGTGAACCAATTTATATTGATAAAGAATTTAAATTACCAAAGATTATTCAAGGTGATAGCAATAAATATTTAAAAGACTTACTACTTAAAGAATGGGATAAAAAGAAATGTAAAACTAATCCTAAAAGAAGAAAAGAATACTACGAAGCAATCACGTCTGAATATAAAACAGTTGTTGATTGTGGAATGGCTGATTATTTCATTTTAAACCATGCAATTGTTGAACGTGCAGTTAATGAATATAACGCTGTAATTACTCGAAGTGGAAGAGGTTGTTTTACAGCAGACGCTTTAGTCCATACAAGAAAAATGGTTAAACCTATTAATCAAGTGGTTAAAGGTGATTATGTGGTTGATATTAATGGTGAGTGGAAACAAGTATTAAATACAATCAGATATGACATTCAAGAAGATATGATTAAAATTACACATCAATTTTCTAATGAAGATAATCCATCTATTTGCACATTGAATCATAAGATTCTCATTCTTAAAAAAGATTATGTGACTAGAGATGGTATGTCAGTCACAGTAAATAAACAACTAGCTTTACAATGGATTGAAGCAAAAGATGTAAAACCTGGAGATTATGTATGTTTTCCAAACAATCAACAAATGAATAATCTAGGTTTAGGTATGTTTGGAAATAGAGAAGTGTTTGCTGATAAAAAATATGTTTACTTTGTTGTCGAAAACGTTGAAGTATTGAAGAATGTAAAAACTTCTGTTTATGATTTAGAAGTTGAAGATTCACATAGTTATTTATTGAACAATATGATTGTTCATAACTCGGCAGTTTCTTTCTATATTAATAATCTACTAGGATTAACCGAAGTTGATAGATTAAAAGCACCTACAAAGTTATATCCATCACGTTTTATGAGTGCTGAAAGAATTTTAAGCTCTCGCAGCTTACCAGATATAGATTTGAACGTATCCAATGTAGAGCCGATTATTAAATCTGCTAAAGATATTTTGGGTGATGATAATATCTATTATATGGTTGCCTACGGAACTATGAAAGATTCACAGGCATTTAAGATGTGGTGTAAAGCAAAAGGTTTAGATTTTGATGCTTATAATGAAATTGGTAAGAATATTGATGATTACAGAGAACATCCTTATTGGGGTAAGTTAATTAAAGAATCATCCGTATTTTTAGGAGTTATTGACTCTATTTCCCCCAGTCCTTGTTCTCTGCTTCTTCTAGACAAGCCCATATCAAATGAAATTGGGTTAATAAAAGTTGGAGATCGTATTTGTTGTTGTCTAGACGGTTGTAACTGCGATGTATATA